AACTAGCCGATCCAAATAATGATGCTGTTACTCCAGTTACATTTATCTGAGACGGCAATATCAATGGAGCATAACTTGAAGTAGTTGAATAACTTGAACTTAAAACAGTTCCAATTACATTATTTGCTAATATGTAACTTGCAGTAGTTGCTGTTATTGCATTAGATACCGACCCGCTAAAATATGATGCAGATATTGAATTAATAGACCAACTTGAAGTTATTGGATATGTTGAACCTGTAGTTAAGGATGAACCGCCGAGGTTTGGAGCATATGATGCGCTTAATGCGTTGTTAGCATATGATGCTGTGCCAAGATATAATGATGCAGTAATAACAGAACACGAAATATTTCCATTAACATCCAACGCATTAACCGGAGAGAAAGTCCCAATACCAACTTTAACATTTGCTTGACTTGCACTGGTAGTCGTAGAGCTTGCGTATATACCATTTATGAATACACTATTACCAAGATTTATTTGATTGGTGGCACTATTACTTGATCCTTTACCAATGGATATACTATCACTAAATCCATTTGTCGATGTATAATCACCAATTAAAATAGATGATTTTGGACCGGAGCTATTATTAACAGTATCATTAAACCCAGCTTGATAACCTATAAAAATAGAATTATTTGCGGTTGGTGCATATCGTCCTGCATTGTAACCAATAAAATTACTATACTTTGCGTAAGATGCGCTATATCCCGCATTTGTTCCGAAGAAATTACTATTACTTGCATTGGTTGCCTGATAACCAGCATTCTGACCTATAAATGTGCTATTGCTTGCGCTTGTTGCAGCATTTCCGGAGTTATAACCAATAAAGATACTTTGACTTGCATAAATAGCATTTAATCCAGAACTATACCCAATAAAATTACTATAATTTGAGTTAGAAGCACCTTGTCCGGCACTTGTTCCAATAGCATTTAAATAACTTACGGCCCCGGCATTTGTTCCAGCGGATTGTCCTATAAAATTATTACTACCTCCCGATGTGCTAAAACCGGCACCATTGCCGATTATATTAGAGTTAACCGCAGTGGAAGTTGGATTAGTAATATAATTTGTTAATGTTATATTGTTCGACGCAAGATTTGTAGCAATCGCATTAGTTGCGTTGAGATACGAAGCAGAAATTGCGTTTAGAACTGGAACGGAAATTTCGGATAATGTAACATTAGATAATCTAATTACGTTTGAACTAGTTACTTGATTATAATTGGGAAGAAGTAATACTTTCACATATGAAGTTCCATATGGAAATACATATGATGTATTTGACCCGCTAATATCGATTCCCCCAATAGACCCATTATAATAGGTCCATGTATTTGGAACTGAAACTCCTACGCCACTAATTATATATTTATACGTTGCTCCTCCTGTATTATTTCTAATAGCAGAACCAGATGCTATGGTAGGTCCGGGCCATGGATTTAATAGAGTTATAGTATTTCCAACAATACTTCCAGTTGCCCATGTTCCGGTTGTTCCATCTCCATTAACTATATTATTGGACCAATATCGTGTATATGTAAAATTTGGATATGAATATCCTTTGGAATTGGTATATGGATACCATGCAAAACTACGGGCAAATGAATTTGGATCGTTATTTGCCCAGCCGGTAGCATTTACTAATTGAACCGTAGTGCTTCCACTTGAAAGAGTTGCGGCAAGAAATGTATCGGTTGAACCCGAATATTTCATGAAATTTTCCGATACAATTGAAAGTTGATCTATATCATATGCAGCTACACCAATATATTGAATAGCAGATGATGAATATTGTGATCCATCTAAATTACCAGATTTTCCCCATAGACCAAGGGTATATGTTTGTGTAATATCAACCGGAAGGTATTCATCCGTAGTTAATACTTTATTATATGCGGTGGATTTAAAACTTCCACCACCACCATATGTTTCTACAGAATCAAATATAAAACCAGAAAAATTATAATTATTATTTAATAATCCAGAGCCGTTCGTAACAAGATTTAATTGTCGGGATTGTATGTATGGAGCATATGTGCTCGATGATACGTAACTTGCGGTTATTACATTATTGGCCCAACTTGAAGTTATGGGATAAGTTGAAGCTGTAACTAATGAAGTTCCTGATCCAGCATTTAAGGCATATGAAGCAGTTGATGAATATGAACTTGAAACAACACTACCGAGTAATATAGAAGCGGTTCCGGCATAGGATGCCGATCCTAAAAATAAAGATGCTGTTATTACAGAGCAGGAAATATTTCCAGTCACATCCAACGCATTTACTGCGGTAGTATTACCTATGGAAACATTGACAGCATTAGAACCAGTTCCTCCAATAACACACGTATTAGGAGTTGATACTTTGGCATTATATCCAATAGCAATAGAATTCTGAATATTTGAGGAAGTGGTTAGTGCATCAGCATTTGCACCTATCATCGTTGAATTAGAACCAGTAACCGAATTATAACCGGCATTATATCCAATTTGTGTTGCTTGGGTTGCTTGAGTTGAATTATAACCGGCAGAATAACCAACTTGAGTTGCATTTGATGCGGTGGTTGAGTTTAATCCAGCGTATCCACCTACTTGAACAGTTTGAGACCCAACTGTTGAATATCGACCGGCTTGGTATCCTATCTGAACTGAATTATTTGCAGTCGATGCATTTTGGCCTGCGGAAGACCCGATTTGAATTGAATTTTGAGCAGTGGTTGAATTTGATCCTGCTCCGTATCCTATCTGAACTGAATTAAGAGCAGTGGTTGAATTTAATCCTGCTCCGTATCCTATCTGAACGACTTGAGTTGAATTAGTGGAATTTTTCCCTGCTTGGTATCCTATCTGAACGGCGTTTAGTGATGAAGTAGATATGTTTTGCCCAGCCTGATATCCTACCTGAGTAACACTTGAAGTATTGACTAAATTAACCCATTGTAAATATGATGAGGTATACGCATAACTTGCGGTTATTACATTATTGGCCCAACTTGATGTTATGGGATAAGTTGAACCGGTGACTAATGAAATTCCTGATCCAGCATTTAAGGCATATGAAGCAGTTGATGAATATGAACTTGAAATTGAACTCGACGCAAATGATGATGATATAGAGGTTAATGAACTACTTACTAATGTAGGTATGGTATATCCGATCAAATATGATGATGATAATGAGTAAGTTGAAAAACTTGAGGTTGTTGAATTATTACTTACTGATGCTGTTCCAAAAAACAGAGACGCAGTAATACCCGTTACATTTATCTGTGATGGTAATTGAGAATTTGATATATTACCAGTTAAATAACTTGAGGTAATAGCCCAACTTGATGTAATTGGATATGTTGAACCGGTTGTTAAAGTTGTTCTTGATCCAGCATTTAAGGCAAATGAAGCAGTTGAAGCATATGAGGATGAAGATGAACTTCCACTTATAGATATCAATTTCCAATTTGAATCGGAAACTCCTCCTATCAATCTCCATTCTTGACCTTCTGCCTGAGTATATACCAACATTCCGTTATATCTCCAAGACGAACTTATCGACGTTAAACTGGATGATGTAGATATAACAGTCTTTAAATCCGCTGGTAGAGCAGATGTTACATTAAACCCATCTATAATTGAGATTGCCATATTTTAATATATAAATTGAAAATTGCCCGCTGGACTTGCTACTAATTGTGTCTGATACACTTTATAATTAGTGGTCCAATTATTTGTCAGTCCTGTGCTGGTTACTGACACAGTTGATTTTGTAAAACTTCCAATTACCTGAAACGAATTAGGATCTAAAATCGACGTTAAATCAGGATAACTTGAAGGATACGCAAAATAAATATAGACTGCACTTCCGTTTAAACTAATTGTTTTAGAACCTTCGTTTACAATTTGAGGAGTAAATGCATTATATAATGAAGTTCCTGATAATCCTGATATTACTGACATTCCCCATAAGTAAGGAAATATAAATGAAATAGAAGTAGTTCCTGAACTTATGGTAGTAGGAGAACCATTATTATTAACTGATACAAACGTTTGATATGTATGATTGGAAGAAACATTAACATCATTAAAAGTAAATGAATAAGGAGGAATAGTTGAGTCTGTATTCCATAAAATCCCATCTTTATATACTGTTCCGGTCCCAAATGAAGTTTCATCATTCTGAGTAATAGATGAATATACCGATACAGTCTGTAAACTTCCTGTTTCATATAAGCCGCCGCCTGAAATTGAAACAGTTGCCGATACAAAAGGAAAAAAGAAATTATTTAAAAAATCATCGACATCTATACCTCCAACATTCAATCCGGAATATCCACTTCGTTTAATTGGTCTGTTTCCGTTAAATGACATAAATGAAGACGTTGCTGAAGTTTCGGCAAATATGGCATAACTTGCCGAAGTCGATTGAGAAGTTGAAGTTAACAATGGAGATAAAGTATTAGCCAATGTTAAATAATCTATACTTGTTAAATTACTATTATTATCAAATACTACTACATTATTCGGGGTTGACGTAAATACATATTCCTCAAATCCATTTCCTATGGTTGGTCGTCTCTGAATAAAAATGTCTTTGGCGTTATAAAATATCATAGATTAAGAAAAATTTGATATGGCTACTCGTCTCCATTGACTTTTAGTATAGATGTAAAAATATTGGTCGTCGTATGATGCTTGACCTTCTTGACCAACTGAAGTTGTTGATGATGGGGTCTCAACCAATGTTAAATATGGTCCGGCTACGTTTGGATATATATTAGTTATATTTGTATTTCCAATCGAGGAAACATATGAAAGTGTAGAAAACACTGGATTGGAGTTGGATATTATTCCAGTTTCAGGATCTACCACTCCATCCGATACTGTGATTGGCGGAGGTGTAATAATATCATCGGCATCTTTATTTGGATATTGTTGATTTTTCCATTTGGAATTATTATTTCCATATTTATTCAGAAGTTGTCCGGTGCTGGATAATTCAACTCCCATTACTATTTTTTTGGGTGATAAAAACTTTTTAAAGGTTGATTTCTGAGAATCTAACATAGTAGAGGTTTCAGGCAGAATATATCCATGAACGTTTAAATCAAATTCGGTTTTTACTAATCTATCATCTCCCGATTGAAGTTCCACTGTATGTCCGAATGAAATACTATCAACTCTGAATTTATATCCCTTTTCAGTTCCCCAATAATCTTTCGTGTTAAATTGAAATGCTTCCACTAATTGATTCATCTGGGAAATATATTCAGTCCATATTATAAATTTATAAGTCAATTTCATATGGCTTGGAAATGTTATATTATAAATTTCATTTACCGGCGCATTACTTCCGTTTAACTGTGAAAATCTAGTATATTGGTTTTTTTCGGAATATGTTTTTATAACCGTTTCTGATAAATATCGGTTAAAATGAATAAATTTTTCATCACTATCTGAAGTTGTTCGTTTTAAAACTATGGAAGGTAAAGTTATTTTTCCTTGATAATCACGAATAAACGAATCGCTCTGCATTGCTTTCCATAATTCAGGAGAACCAAACATACAAGTTGGTTTTTTAATAACTCCTTCGTGTTCGACTTGAAGTTTTAAATTATTTTTTAAATGATTTAAAATTGTATTATCTATATCATACAATGAAATAGAGATACTCTTCTGAGTATCATTGTCACGTCTCGTTTCGGCTGCTCTATTTATTTCAGATGCCGTTGAAATTTCATTGTTTGGCATATAAATATAAATATAATTACAATGTCAATAACCTGTATTTATATAATTTAATGCGGATCTATGAATTTTAAATCATTAACCGAAAGACGACTATAATGTGTATTTACAATTATACTAAAAGATTTATCAGGCTGTCCTCCTAGCAATTGTTCTTCTCCGACTACATTTTCAATTTGATATAATCTATCATTAAATTGTATGATATCACCTTCCTGTGGATAAAATTCCGATTTTTTTAATTCGTAATATAAAAACTTAAATACTGTGTTTTGTTTCTTGTCGATGAAATCATTCGGCTCAGTTGTTAATTCTCCTCTATCGACATGTGCGTTTATATGTAATCCCGGATGATATTTTTTAATACTTTTATTTGATACTTCCCCATAAATATTTGTTTGAGTGCTGTCTGCCGCAATTTTGTATATGACTACACCGGTCTGAATTACTCTATTTATAAGTTCATCATTTATACCTTGAATAAAAGATATATCTCGGGGACCGAAAAATCTTCCGCTCATAAATTATTGACCGTGCATCTGAATTAACTCTTGGGCTAATGTTCGCAATTGACTTTTTGGAGTTTCCATTGCTCTATCCATACCCGCCGAATCTATAATTTGTAACATTTCTTTTCCAATTTGAACTTCTCTTTTTTCTGTAGGATTGCTCATATCAGTTTCATCTGAAGGTAATCCTGATAATCCTCCCATACTAGCAGGTCTGATATTGTTTTCTTCTTTTATGAATTTTTTATTATTAAAATCATCTTTATATCCAAATTCTTCGGCTAATAATCTCGACTCTTCCAATGCGGTTTCTTTCGCCGAGTGAATGTCTTTAATAAATCCAAATCCCATATTCTGAAGTTTCATATAAGAAAGTTCAGGAGTTCCTTCTAAAAACAATTTTTTAAGTCCGGCATTAAGCATCTGAACTTCTGTTGTTTTTGGTTGGATGTTTATATTTTCCGTTAATAATTTGAACGAATTTCCATTGGTTTTCTTGAATATTTTTGTCATATGATATATATATAAATTAAAATATATAAAGTCCTAATGGAACGGCTTTTAAATTATCCATTAACTGCGAATTATACGCCGATTGCTTTTCCATTTGGTTATATTTGCTTGTATTTTCAAGTATTTCTTTTAAATTATCCTGTAATAATTGTTTTTCTTGTTGTGCTTCGCTTCTTAGTTCGGCTCCATCAAGAGTTATTTCGCCGCCCGGAATAGGAATGGTCTGTTGTTTCTGTCTAATACATCCTAATATTTCTTTACAATTTGCCAAAAAATATTTTCTGATCCATTGTCTTCCAGCGTCGTTAATACTTGAATAAGGATGGATAGAATATGGAATATCTGCTAAATCGCTAATAACATTGGTTCCATTTCCATATAATGAGTTGTTTTCTAATTTTATATTATCCGTTGTATATTGGATATGACATTTATAACCACATTCAGGAACTGGAAATAAGGTTACTTTATTATTGGCAACGTGAAATGAAAATGCTGATTTTCTAACCAAGTCATTAAATTGAATTGCTTGTCCTCTTAACATATCCTCGAAAATAGGACACATTAAAAATTGAGTGGCTGGACTGTAGGCACCAAATCCTAATTCAGTTAAAATATTGGAATAACTCATTCCGGTCATTGAGAATGGATCATATATTCGCTGAAATGCCGGTGGTCTGTCGTGAAATATCCGTTTTATTTCTATTCTATCACATTCCGCACCAAATCCTATAAGTTCTTGTAAATCATAGGTTTGTCTTCCGGGATAAACTTGAAAAGATGCCATTTTCCAATCATAATTTCCACCGCTTCCAGCTTCGCTTCCATAATCACGTGCGATTATAGTCATTCTTTCAAGACCGGTCGAATTTATCACTTTTCCAGTAACTCCTCCATTAGTAGAAGCAATGGTCTGTCCCTGTAATGCTATCATATTGTTAATAGCATTAAATTCATTTACTTTTGCGTTGTATTCATTACACGCTTCCTCAAACGCCGGATACATTATTTTGTCTATTAACTCAACATAAACAGTCGGATGCCCTAATCTAAAACATGCCCATTTAGCAGCATTTATACAATCGGATATAAATTGTGAATCTTTATTATAAGTTCCAAAAACAGTTAATGAAGGAACATCTAAACTTCCACTTCCGGGCCAGCGAATTATCTGATTGTCATATTCTTCATTATTCATATAAATAATAAATATGAGCGGATTTCTTGTTTAACTAATTAAAATTATATTTATATTTATGTGCTACACAAAAATACAAACATTGAAATATAAAAATTTTTTTATGTTTGAAAATATAGATATTCCACCGGCTCATATTCAATCGAATACACGGCATGAATTTTCATCAAAGTTGATAAATTATATTAAAAATACAGAGAATGGTGTTAAAAAAGGATATAAAAATGGGAAATGGTATCCATATGCCTCCATTGAGGGTGGGTCGCCTACTATTGGATATGGCCATAAACTCACAGGAAACGAAGTCTCACAGTTTAGAAATGGAATTTCTGATAAAGATGTTGAAACGTTGTTGGTTCAGGATTTAAAAGTGGCAAAAAATAAAGTTTATAATGATATTAAACATATGTTTAACGTTAATATACCAACGTTGGACCAGCATAAAGAAGAAATGTTAATTGACTTTGCTTATAATTTAGGTACAATAAAACAATTTCCTAAGTTTGTAAGGGCGGTATTGGTAGGTGATTGGAAGTCGGCATCTAAACAATATAAAAGAACTGCCACGGATAAACACGGAAAAAAAATAGAATTGGCAAGAAACAAATCATTTTTTAATACATTTTTAAAATAAGTATGCGTAAATTAAACGAAAATTTTGAATTACATCCAGAAGCAGATGAATTAGCGGTGGCAGCGGCAAAGTTTATTGCTTCGTTATTTTTGCCATATTTCAAAACTCGGGCAGAACATTCTAAAACAAAATCGAACGAGTCAATAATGAAATATCATGAATATTATAAATTGGCGAGTCAATATAAAACAGAAGGTCGGAAATTATTTACAATCAACTCATATAAAATAGATACAACGTGGGGAACATCAAATTTCAAAATATCATCAAAACAAGGAGAATTTCCTGACATTATATTACGACTTACCAATGGATATACCTATTCAAATGATGGATATGTAAATGTGGAAGAAAATCCACTAAACCTATATATTTTGGTTGATATGTATGCTTTTATACATAGTTTTAAAAAATCAACGAACGAGTTGATTGACACAGTAAAACATGAACTCCGGCATGTGGTTCAACTAATATCAAAAACTGGATTACCAAAAGACAAGGTTTTAAATCGTAAAACCGATTTATCTGGATATGGAGCAAATTTAAAAAGATCAGAACATCATTTAAGAGACATAGAATTTAAAACAAATCTCCATACGTATGCGTTTCATATTAAAAATTATTTAAACAAAAACTATCCCCGAAACCAGTGGTCTGCCGCATTCAAAAATTTAATATCCGGATCTTACCAATCGACCAATATAAATTACAAAAGCGATAAACTTAATGGAATATTGAATAATATAGACAATATGAAACGAAAAGATCCGGTTAGATGGAGACAGTTTATAAAAGAGTTATATAATATTATATTTTTATGATAAAATTAAAAATATTATTAAATGAAGGAATGAAGGAAAATACTGCATTGGAGTTTTTAAAAAAAATAGTCCAAGAAGGACCATATAAAAGACAAGTATTTTTAGCGGGTGGTGCTGTAAGAGATATGGAAATGGGAAACACCCCAAAAGATTTAGATGTAGTGGTATCTAATCACGATATAACCGGAGGTATGGAATTTGCATATTGGGCCACAAAAACAATGGGAAATTACAAA